CCACATACTTACACTATGTTTGAATTTAATACTCATCCACCAATGGTCTCTCGTGTGCAGGGGTCACCAGTGTATATCATTGATGATTTCTATAAGTATCCTGAGGAAGTTGAGGATGAATTTTGGAATCATGAGTTGAGATATCATAAAGAAGGTGACCCAGGATATAATGGTAAGTTATTCCATGACATGAGACATCACTTTCCTAACGATGACCTATGGGAAGTTGGAGAATATTTACTAGATGTATGTGGTGCAAAGTATCATGGGTCAGGTCCTGATTGTTTAAGTAATGTGTTTGAATATGAAGGTAACGACCACATTGATAACTACTGGTATCCACATTTAGATGCAGGGTATACAGCACTGATATATTTTGAAGGGACAGGCACTAACTTATATGCCACACCCAGTCGCTTTGAAGTTGAAGAGATAAATGCACATCCAGAGCATGTTAAACCATGGCGGTCTAAAGAAGATTATGAATTGCTGTTGACATTCGAGGGTAAGTACAATAGACTCGTATTATTCAACGGAAAGAAGTTTTATCACGGAGCAGATATCTACTACTCCCCAGTCAAACGTTTCAACCAAGTTTTATTTTTTACGGATGAGCCTTAAGATAGAAGAAGTTGCACTAAGCAAACTTATAATAAATGAATCTTATGCAAGGAAAGTTTTACCATTTGTAAAACCAGAATACTTTGATGCATTTACCAACCGTGTCCTCTTCGAGACGCTTAGTGAATACATTAATAAATTTGATACTACACCTGAGCCTAATGCTCTAAAGATTGAGATAGAAAAGAGAAAAGATATTACTGATGACATCTATAAAGACATTGAAAGTTTCTTAGATAACCTTGATAGAGACCATTATAATGATGAATGGTTAGTTGATACTACTGAGAAATGGTGTAAGGAGCGTGCTATATACTTAGCACTAATGGAGTCCGTTAAGATTGCTGACGGACAAGATAAAACACGTACAAAGGATGCTATACCTAGCATCATGTCTGACGCACTAGGTGTATGCTTTGATGAATCCGTTGGACACGATTACATTTCAGACTCTGATGACAGATACGATTTCTACCATAGAAAAGAAGAAAAAGTCCCATTTGATTTGGACTACCTTAACAAAATTACCAAAGGTGGTCTCCCTAATAAGACTCTCAACATCGCTCTTGCTGGTACGGGTGTCGGGAAATCTTTATTCATGTGCCATGTCGCTAGTGCCTGTCTCTTACAGGGGCGCAACGTTCTCTACATTACATGTGAAATGGCAGAGGAGAAAATTGCAGAGCGAATTGATGCCAACCTCCTTGACATCCCCATCCAACAACTCCAAGACCCCTTACTGACAAAACAAAAGTATCGTGCTAAGATGGATGTGTTGAAGAAAAAGACACAGGGTAAACTTGTTATTAAAGAATACCCTACAGCATCTGCACATGTAGGTCACTTCAAAGCACTCTTGAATGAGTTGTCATTGAAGAAAGGATTTCATCCTGAGATTATATTTGTAGACTATCTAAACATATGTGCTAGTAGTAGATACAAAGGCACGATTGTAAACTCATACACATATGTAAAAGCAATAGCAGAAGAATTACGTGGACTAGCAGGAGAGTATAACGTGCCTATCCTATCTGCTACACAGACTACTAGGTCTGGGTATGGTAATTCTAACGTAGAGATTACTGACACCAGTGAATCATTTGGTCTTCCTGCAACTGCTGACTTGATGTTTGCTCTCATATCTACAGAGGATATGGAGGAGTTGAATCAGATTATGGTTAAGCAGTTGAAGAATAGATATAATGACCCTACTGTATACAAGAGATTTGTGTTGGGTATTGACAGACAGAAGATGAGGTTGTATGATTGTGAGCAGGGTGCTCAAGATAACATCATTGATGCAGGCGATGCTCCTAAATCATTTACAGATACTAAAAAATCATTTGAAGGATTTAAAATTTAATGGCTGAATTTACTAACCAATTTGACCCTAAGAAGGGAGACCAAGATGCTGCTGCAGAGCGTATCAATAGTGCTGCTAGAGATAAAGTAGACGAGGCAGAAGAAAAAGTAAAAGCAACTGAGCAAGGCACTGCCAAGACACCCGAAGATATGGGTAAGAAGATGGGCACTGCTCCTCAGTCAAAGAAAAAATTAGATAAGAAACTAAAAGAGAAAGCAAAAGCAGAGAAGGAAGGTGCTAAAAAGTTTGAGGTAGACTTGGATAGGTATACTGAGTTTGTTGATAGAGTAACATCAGAGCCTAGTAAAGATTTCACAGTGCTGATGGAGAGATATGCAGAGTTAAAATCACAAGGTTGTAACATACAACGTCTTGATACTGCTGCATCAGGTATGTCTGCAGAAGCAGGAGAGTTTATGGAGATTGTAAAGAAACTAAAGTTTCAAGGTAAAGACTATACCGCAGCAAACAAAGAGCATCTAACCAAAGAGTTAGGTGACATCATGTGGTATGTTGCACAAGCATGTCTAGCACTAGACGTGAGGTTTGATGAGGTCATCTATACTAACACTCTTAAGTTAGCAGCACGTTATCCTAATCAAATGTTTGAAACTAATTACTCGGAGAATCGTCAGCCAGGTGACATCTAGTGCAGTATATAATTCCTTCCAACTTAGGATGGTTAGAATCTAAGTTACGTCCAGAGGAGATAAAACTTCTCTGGAATTATATTCTAGAGGCAAATGTAAATGCCAAACCTAATTTAGTAGGACATCTACATGAGAGTTTATATTTAAAGGATAAAAAGAATCAGTTTTTTGATAGGACACTAATACAATATTGTAGTCACTACTCATTTAAGTTTGGTAATCAAGGAGATAAGATACCTACTACAGGACAGCATCAGATGTGCTTGGAAAGTTTCTGGGTCAATAGAATGAAGAAGTATGACTTCAATCCTTTCCACAATCATTTTGGTGTGTATAGTTTTGTCATATGGTTAGACATACCTACAGATTATAGAGAGCAGTATGCAACTACCGAAGCAAATGACGGTGGCTCTGCATCTAACTTTGAGTTTATGTATCCCAACATACTAGGAGAGATAACAACATATAAGTATCAACTAAGTGAAGAATCAAATGGCACTATACTATTCTTCCCATCTAAACTTATGCATGGTGTGTATCCATTTTATAACTGTGATGATGAAAGGATTTCTATATCAGGTAATATAGCGATAAAGACAGACTAAATACTTGCATGCCAAACAAAATAGATACAGAACCTCTCTATGATGGAGAAGGTGTAAATGCAGTACCTATAGGTAAAAGCAACAAGGGTTTCTTATACGAGGTTTCTTTAATTAAATCTCTAAGAAGTCAAGGATTTACTGTGTCTGACCCTGCGGGTGCTGACTCTGCTAAAGCTGACCTTGAATTGACAAAAGGAGCTAAGACAATTAAGTTTGAATTAAAAGAAAAATTAGCTGCTGACTTTTCTCAGATGAATTTTGATTTTGATACTACTCGTAGAGAATTTTATATTGATAAGACTAAACCATCAGCGCAGAAAGATGCAGCCAAAGTTATGATAGGTATTGCAGAGCAATATAATATTCTCTCAAAAGCAAATGCTCATTGGAAACCTAAAAAGAATATGCCTGCTAAGTTTGTCCTACCTGCAGGGTCACCTTTTAAGGAAAAAGATAAGTCTAGGAAATTAGATTTAAAAAGATTTCCAGACAAGTATCTGGGACAAGGATTCGGACCTGCGCAGGAGGTTGAAAAGTATTACAACGCAAAAGATACTTATTATATACAGATAAAAGGAAAGGGTCTATATTATATGGGTAAAGACCCTGAGAAATATGGATGTCCTCGTTTCTCTGACTCTTGTGCTGACAGTAATATTAGAATTCGTATCAAAACTAACTCAGCATCTAAAGGTGCATGGTCATTCTTAATGGCACTTAAGATTAGTAGACTCAGACCAAGTCCTATAAATCTAGACAAAGATGCGTCTTTTTTATAACCAGTTAAAGAAGTGTCCACTCCTCTACCCATTCACCTCACAGTATAGTATAATATAGTTATGGCTAAGAATACTCACCTAGAGCATTTAGAAGATGATATATTTAACTCTGGTTACAACGGTGTAACCAATAGTATTAATTTTCTTGTAGGTCTACGAGACATGCTGACCACAGGTAAAGGTGGTGGTAATACAAAGGTGACAGTTAAGTGGGATGGTGCTCCTGCTATAGTTTGTGGCACAGACCCCCAGACAGGAGACTTTTTCGTAGGTAATAAGTCTGTGTTTAATAAGTCAACACCTAAGATTTGTTATACTGATGGTTTTATAGACGAACATTACCCTAGCAGTGGACTTAACAAGGTGCTTAAGACTTGTTTAAAACATTTGATGAGACTACCTATAGATGGTGTGATACAAGGAGACTTACTCTATGAGCAGAGACCTCCTATCGTTACCATGAAAGGTAAAAGATGTTATGTTTTCAAACCAAATACTATCTCATACTGTGTTGAGGTAGACTCTGACTTGGGTAGACAGATAGCAAAGAGTGAAATAGGTATTGTATTTCACACTAGATACAGTGGGTCAAGCATAGATGCAATGGCAGCAGGGTTTGGTGTTAATGTCAAACCACTACAGGGTGTAGACAGTGTGGCAGTATTCTCCTCAGAGTTTACTAATGTAAATGGTATGGCAAACCTATCTCCTGCAGAGTTGTCTAAGATAAACCTAACCATAGCATCTGCTAAACGTAACCTCACTGGTGGACGTAAGTTTCTAAACACTATCAATAAGGAGACAGGGTCATTTGCTTACAATGCATTGTTTAAAATGTATTTCAACCAAGTAATACGCTCAGGAAAGATACCAACTAACTCTTCTGCCATGGCAAAGGGGTATATTTCTTTCGTAGATGCACGTTTCAAGGCAGAAATTGCTAAGAAAAAGACTGCTAAAGCACAGAAAGACTGGTCTGATAGGAGTGATAAGGCTCTTGCTTATCTAAATAGTAATAAGTCTGTCATGTATTCCGCACTTAGCGGTTTCAAAGACCTTATGACTGCTAAACAGCAAATCATAAATAAACTGAAGAAGATAGAAGGTGTCGGCACTTTCTTAGAAGATGAAAATGGTTACAAAGTAACCAGTCCAGAGGGGTTTGTCGCTATCAAAGATGGTGCAGCACTCAAACTGGTCGATAGATTAGAATTTTCTAGAGCAAACTTCACCGTCGCTAAAGATTGGGGCAAATGAATTTTTTAGAATTTATAACTGAGGCAGCAAAGAGTGCGTCTCAACAAAACAAACCTAAGAAACCCACGACAAGTCAAAAAGGTCAGAAGACTTCTGGTAACCTAGAGGATAAGCATGTTGCTATTACTTTTGGTCGCTTTAACCCTCCTCACGCTGGCCATGGCAAGTTACTTGATGCTGTCAAGTCGCACGGAGGAGACTCGGGAAACTATAGAATCTACCCATCCCGTAGTCAGGATCACAAAAAGAATCCGTTATCCGCACAACAAAAAGTAGACCACATGAGGAAGTTATTTCCCTCACACAAGGAAAAGATTCAAAACAATGAAGCACATAGAAATATATTTGATGTAATGCGTGACCTACATGACGAGGGTCATGAGCACGTAACAATGGTGGTAGGAGACGATAGAGTTAAAGAGTTTGAGAAGTTGACTAACAAATATAATGGAGTGCATTATAACTTTAAGACTATCAATATCAAATCAGCAGGGGCAAGAGACCCTAAGAGTGAAGACCCTATAGAAAAGTTGTCAGCATCTGGAATGCGTAAGCATGCTAGTGGTGATGACCATGATTCATTCCATGCAGGCATGCCTAAGGGTGTCTCTGCAAAGCATTCTAAACAGATGATGGCGGATGTGAAGACAGGAATGACACCACCTCCTAAGAAGACGAAGACCAAGAAGTCAATCAAAGAGTTGACACTCTGGGAGTATGCACCTAAGTTAGATGCAGAGTCGTTTAGAGATTTCTATATGCTAAACCATATCTTTAAGGTAGGTGCTATAGTAGAGCACGATGACACTGGACTAATAGGAAAGGTTGTCCATCGTGGCACTAATCATGTCGTATTCCAAATGCCAGATGGTAACGAGGAAAAGGTATGGTTAAAAAATATAACTGAAGTGGAAGACCCACGTGCTGCATGGGCACGTGCTGCTGATACCACCAAACTTCAAAACAATTACTCTGCTGATGATGGCAGTGGTAATGACTGGAAGGCAGGTACAGACAACTATAGAATGGCATTACAAGCAATGACTCCAGGGCAATCTGTAGTCAGTTTTACAGATTTTCAACAACGTATTAGAAAGTCTACTAATACTAAATAAAAACAGAAAGACCAATTAGGTTGATAGAAATGAAACTAGAAATGTTAGTGTCTGCTGCTCTTATGGACTACTCTCCTACTGAGCAATCATATATTCTTAAGGCAGTCGAGGAAGATAAACTTCCAGATACAGACCGTCTCCACACTGGTGTTATGAAAGTCATGGAAGTCCTTGACACATTTGAGCCAGTGGTAGAAGGATATGCAGGATTCGACGTCGACAGAGAGACAGTCGCAAAGAAAAAGAAAGAGCATGCAGATGACCGTAACGTAGGTCGTGTTGTCACCTCAGGTGGAAACTCAATGCTTATTACAGGACGTAAATCTGATGGTCGTTACATAGTTGTCGGTAAAAAAGGAGAGAAGACAGCAAAAGATGCAGCAGACTTAGGTGTAACTGCTAAGGAAAGTGTTGTTGGTCAGGATATTGATGACCTACATCAACTCATGTTAGAAGGACTTAAGCAAGCACGCAAAAACGTTGGTGCATCTACATGTTGGAAAGGTTATAAGGCATCTGGCACTAAGATGAAGGGTGGAAAACAAGTCCCTAATTGTGTCAAAGAAGACGAGAAACCTTCTGACTTTATAAATAAATTGTCTAAGTCGGGATTATTTTCCGATGCGGAGTTGGAAAAAATGGGAGAGATAAACTAAATGAAACCCTCCAACCCAGGTGAAAAGTCTTTTCTATCTACTAAGAAGAAAGGCAATGTTATTATTAACCCCAAGAAGGAAGACCTCATGAAAGAAACCAAACTACAAGAAAAGAAAGCTGCCAAAGACTATGATGGTGATGGTAAAGTTGAGAGTGGTTCTAAAGAGCATGCAGGAGCAGTCCACAATGCTATCCAGAAAAAGAAAGGTTTGAAACCTGATGGCAAGGACACCCGCATGGAAGGTTATGGTGCAAAGGTAAAGAAAAAGGTAAAGGCAATGAAGGAAGCAGCATATGATGCATTGCGTTCTAAACGTGCAAAGAGTCCTAAAGGAGAAGGGACATCAGCAGCACCTAGCGAGTCAAACGTAGGAGAAAGTGTAGAGCATCTAAATGAGTTGAGCTCTGATACCTTAAAAAGTTACATTAAGAAAAGAAAAGAGAAAATCGCAAGAGGAAAACAAGGCATAGATAGAGCAACAGATCAAGCAATAGAAAAGGATACTATTGGAAGAACAGTTAAAAAACCTAAAGGCACTTATGATATAAAAAACTATAAAGGTAAAAAAGGAACTGTCGAATACCAGAAAGAAGAGCAAATCAATGAAATCTCTGCTAATAAATTAATTGATGCAGCAAAGGCAGCAGAAGTTAAGAGAGGTAAGGCAGCAGTAGCAGGAGATAGAGAGACTGCAAAGAAAGCCATAGGACAGAATAAGAAATTCTTTGATGCAGCACAAGAGAAGAGAAAGAATGAGTCACTAGATAGAATGAAGGAAAAAATGATACAGTTTACTAAAGACCATGACCAACAAATGCAGGGTAAACAGCCTATATAATTTACATTGAGATTTAATCATGCTATCATTTTTACTACCATTCGCATCTAAGATTGTATCTGATGCAGTAAACAAAATCCCAGACGATTCAGACTTGGGAGAGAAACTTATAGACTTATGTCTAGTCATTCTAGCTAAAGCAGTTAAGCTTACTAAGACTGACATGGACGACAAACTCTTGGAGACAGTTAAGGCTGCACTTGAAACTAGAGAATAAGTTTTATAAATAACTTATAGGAAAAAATTATTAAAGTAAACTAATGTCTATTTTAGGTACTATAGACGCTTCCACCTTTGGCAATAACGTGGCAGTCACTAATGGTGACGCAACTGTCACAAAGAATGCTGCTGATTCCGTCGATGTTGGCGATATCTTGGTGCTTAATAGCGTTAATTACATTGTAAAAGAAGTTACATCAACCACTGCAATCGAATTGCACACAACATATGCAGGCAGCACAAACTCAGGTTTGTCTGGTGCTATCAGACGTACTGCTCCTAAGGCAGTTGCTGAGTTTGTAGTTAAGGGTGGAGATAGTAACTCTTATGAGTTGGTCTTTGTTGACACAACTGAGCAGAGCATTGCATCCAACAAGACCAGAGGAATCACTGGACCTGGTTGGTGGCAGTATCGCACTTATCAGACACACAACGGTGACACCAAACATAAGGCAGAATACATTGCACCAGCTAAGGCAACTGCAGGAAACGCAGGAGACATGGCTGATGACACACTAGCAGCAGATGTATTAGAGGTAATCACAGTTGGCACACAACCTGCTAACTCTACATCTTCTAGTGGTGCAGGCACATTCGTTGCAGCAGCAACAGTAGACCAGTCAGGTACTATCACATATAAGTGGCAGAGACAGACAGCAAATGCAACTACTCGTTGGGTAGATGTAAGTGCTTCACTTGATACAGGTATCACATACGCTAACTTCACTACTGCAACTCTTGCATACAGTGGACTAGCAGGCACAACATTAAACGGATACAAGTATCGTTGCGTGATTAACTCAAGCAAAGGTGCAGCACAAAAGTATACCGATGGAGCTGCTACAGTAACATTCGGTAGTTAGTAACTAAATTTTATAATGAGATTTGATGAACTAAATGAGAAAAACTATCTCATGTTCGCCATCAAGCATTACGATAACCCACAATCAGTTACCGTAGATGACTTCATGGAGGACATGAAGAAGTTTAAATATCTTAAAAGACTATTAAAAAGATACCTTAAGACTGGTGTGTTGAGAGTTAATTTGATTCTCAACCACCTTATTATTTTGTTTAATGTATTTGGTGAAGGGACTATCCCTTTACTCATGTATAAATTGGGTGAAGAATACTATTCAATCATAAAAACATTTCTTGTATACATCAATAGA